TCATCTCCGATCCCACTGAAACCAAGGTGGCCCCGGTGTCGGTTCTCTTTGTTGGCGATAACCTCATCGATCTGATCAAAAATGGACGCTGACAACATTCCAGTACTTACCCTCCTTCCTTACAGTTATTTGTTTGATGTGGCTCATGACCTTGTGATGGTTCACTAGATCAGCCGCATAGCTAAGATCATATGGCGTTGGTGTGCCTGACTGTGTCAGGGCGTTCCACTTCTTGAGAGCCACCATCCCTGCCTTACCCCGCATACCCAGCATGATAGGCATGCTCTGTGGCCAGTACTCACCAGGCGTTGAGAACATCACGTTGAGATAGTCGTTGCCGTTCTTGGATGTCTTGATCTGCGCAGACACAAAGTCGATGTTCTTAATTTTCTCAAGCTTCTCGGCTGGCTCTTCTAGCTCATCAGACAGGACGTTACCCTGTGCTGCTTCGCGTGTGGCAGCTGCATCCTTCTCTTCTTGATCTTTGCGCTCCTGGTCAAGCTGATCCAGCAAGTCCTGCTGACGCTGAAGCATCTGCTCCACGCTGTACCGAGGCTCTTCACACTCCACGCAATGACGCGCATCCATGTCATTGACGGCATAGCAGTGGTCACATATCCAGATCTTCGGCTCGGCCGATTCATCTTCTTGTGGTCTCTCTGGCCTAGCGGTATCGATGCAGCCATGGCGCATCATGTTCTCGCCGTAGTCCAGCAGCATGCAGTCTTTCTTGTCGCCCCAGGTGCGCATGCCTCGGCCACAGATCTGCACATACAGGCCCAGAGACTTGGTCGGTCTGAGCAAAGCGATGCAATCTGTGCGTGGCGCATCCCAGCCCTCAGTCAACACAGCGACGTTACACAGAGCGTTGATGACACCGTTCTCAAAGTCCTCAAGGATCTTCTTGCGCTCTTCAGCGGGCGTTTCTGCCGTCACAACAGCAGCTTCTACACCTGCATCACGCAGATACATGCACATCTTGTTCGCGTGAGCCACGGTGATACAGAAGAACACACTGCTCAGTCGGCCTTTGCTGTACGCCTTGTCAATCCAATCGGCCACAATCGCAAGCATGGTTTGATCTTCCATGGCGAGGTGCTCAATGTCTGACTCACGATAGTCGCCACCCTTGAACTTAACTCTAGCTGTGGATGCATCGATCACCGCTTCTGACGCAACCTGGTAAGCCGACAATCGGCACAGATACCCTGCCTTGATTAGCTCTGGGATCGTTACCCTGTGAGCGACACCACCAAAGAAGTGATCGTCCAACCCATAAATGAATCCTTGACCCATACGATATGGCGTTGCCGTAACACCCAAAACCTTTGGTGCGTAATGCTGAGTAGAATCAAAGTGATCAAAGATCTTTCGATATCGACTCCGCTTCTCTGGCCCAACATGGTGGGCTTCATCCACAATGATGTAATCAAACTCGCCTGAGTTCTCTAATCGCTTTGGTGTAGCCAGGGTATCCCGACTAGCGATCACGATAGGCTCGTGCGAATCAAACTGTTTTAAACCTGCAGCCAGCAGACCACTAGGTGCACAAGGCCAAACGGTCTTGAGTTTCTCATCTGCTTGACTGATAAGCTCCTGCCTGTGGGCAAGAATCAGTACACGACTGTTACGGTTTTCTTCAAAGATCTTCTTGATCATTGAGGCGAAGACAACAGTCTTGCCAGCGCCTGTAGGTAAAACAATTAATGGATGGGTTTTTTGGGTATCGAACCAATGGAAAGCAGCATCAATGGCTTCTTGTTGGTAGTACCGTAGCTTCATGCTTGGCCCTCTTCAGTCCACAGTAAGTGCGCGCCCAGTAATTTCTGGCCCACGGTGATAAGTTGTGACGATGCAAGATGCGAAGCACAGCTTGTTCTCTTGCAGCGTGTTGGTTTTCGTTCAATGACATATCATCTCCTCCTCTGACATATCAGGATCGTCCACGGCCAGCATGCCTTCATCGACTAACCTGCGAAGCGATCCGCGGTCTGTGAAATGCAGGTGGTAGGTAAACGTGATGACAAACAAAACTTCCATCAAAACATCTTCTGAAATGTTTTTGTCCTTCATCGCATTCACGAACAAGCTCAGGGCATCAGATGCAACTTCGTGTTCTTTGCTCTGCCAATTGAATTCAAACTCTTCATGATGATCCATGAGACACCTCCTTGATTAGCCAACCCAAATAGACGTTGGCCTTTTGCAAGTCTTCCAACTTGTTCTTGTTTTCGTAACGCCAGATGTACTTCATGACGTTACCTTTAAGATACCCCTTGAAGGCGGCAGAGGACATCGACGCTTTGATTGCATCGATGCACTCTATGCCACCGTCTTTGGTGTAGTGCCCAGGGTGATTGACCATGTCTGGTGATTCACTCATCCGCCACTCTCCAGATCCCAATCTGGTCATCCACTTTGCGCGTGACCACAGTCAGCCCAGCCCTCTCCAAGTAGACCTTCAGGGCGTTGGCATCGATGCGGTTGTTTACAAACACGCACTGGCCAACCTCCATGGTCTTGAACTTTTCCCACTTGGAAACCCTGCCACGCCGCTGCTTTGGTAACGGGATGTCGCTGTGAATGGTTTCGGTGTCCTTCATCACATGCCCTCAATGTTTTGAAACTTAATGTCCACGATGATTTCATCGTCAGGCCAGCCACCAACGCTGGAGTACAACTCTGTGATTGATTGCGCAAGCTGATAGACCCTGCCGAAACTTTCCGACAACGTCTTTTGCCGTCGCGCATCGTTTTCTTCGCGGGTTTCTTTATCACTATCCCACCTCCAATGGTTCATCAAAAGGGGAATGGGTATCGTGCAGACACGTTTGCGAACAGGTTCTGCTTCAAACATGTAGCCAGTAGAGATCTCTATCAGAGCCTCTGCATTCTCCATCCAGTAAGCGTTTTCAGGATCGACAACTTTGTATTTGTCTGCAAACTCTGGGTCAGCCGCTTGGCACTCATGCAACTTCTGGTTTGCTTCAACAATCTCGCCTCTCATTCGCCCATGAGCTTTGATCAAATTTGCATTGCGCTCTTCAAGCTCTTTGATCTTCGCTCGCAACCCTTCATTAGAATCAGGCGATGGCTTTTCAACCTTTTCAGGGTTAGCTGCCAGCCAATCCACATATTTTTGCATGGTTTTTAAGGCGGGCTCACGAATCTCGCGCTTACAAAATTGCCGAACCGAGCTTGGATCAACGCCAATTGATTTTGCAATCGTTGCTCGAGCCGCAGATTCTTTTATACCTTTTTCAACAGCTAGTGCTGAAATGTGGTTTTTCAACGCGGTGCGCGCAAAGCGCAATGTCTTTTCAGAATGTAGTTCCATATCTATTCCTTGCTTTGGGGTTTATTAGTCCCGCCTTCGACCACCCTGACGGGAAAGGGTTACCAAGCAGCCTTACCTGAAGGAATTACACAAGCGTAGCTGCCGATCTTATTAGTCCCGCCTTCGGGCACGCGGACGGGAACGCGCAGGATGGGTGATGAATCCCATGCCCTAGCCATCAACCGTTCCAATCTACATTGGCGGTGTTCAAGCCCGGCGCAGGGGTTGCCTGTGTCTGTTATTGCGCTTGTGGTTGTGCGGCCGCAGAAGCAGATCCACCCTTGAAGGAAGAGATCTTGTTCTTTGGTGCATAACCATTGTTGCCTTCTTCGATCGCCACCTGTGCAGTGAACTGCTTGCCCATAGCGGTGCGCATCATGTCAGTGTTGGCGGTCTGCGTGGCATCACCACCCGTCGCCTGAACGAAAGACTTCAAGCGTCCCAGCCCTACAGGGTGAGTCAGCGTGAAGTTCTCCCAGATCTTACGACCTGCATAGCTAGGCCCAACAACGTTGTACTCCACCTTCAGGTAGGGATTACCTGCTTTTGAAGTTTCCTCGCTGTACACGGCCGCGGCTAGGGTGTACTCGCCAGCTGGCATGGGTTCTGATACCCCACCACCTGACTCATCGATGTTGCTGACATCGATACCTTGATCTAATAAGCCCATGGTTCCTCCTATGCGGCTTCGTTATTGTTTGCTGGCAGACCCAGTGCAGCGCCGTAAGCATCTGCAAAAGCTTGCCAAGAGAAATCGATCTTCGACGGAAGGTCGAGTCGAGACTTCGCGTCATAGGCTGCAGCAAACTTGGTAAACAAACCTCGGTTGCCATAGCTCACACCACGCGCCTTCGCGCCATCCTTGATCAGGGTGGTCTCGTAGTTTGCGAACAAGTTGAAGTCAACCCAATCCTTGATCAGGGCATTCACTTTCTTGTTGCAACGCATCTCCCAGCGATCATAAGGTTCCAGTTCTGGATCCTTGTACGCCTTCGATGCAACGTGACTCAATAGAATCACATTCATGCCACGCTGTTGAAAACAAACGTTCAGGCCATTCAATAGGTTCAACCAAGCATTTTCTTCGGCAACGTAAAACGCACCGTATCCTGCTTTGGGGTCTGCCGCTGATGACCAACCGTTCTTCTCACAGACATTCGCTTCACCAAGCTTGGCTGCAGCATCCGTTGTATCCAAGACAACCGTCTTGTACGCATGCTCTTCCATGGCCAGCGTCCTCACCTGCTCCATGATCTCTTCCCAGGTGTTGGCCTGGGGAAACCGTGCAGCGTTGATGAACGACAGACCGTCCTCTGCTTGAATGAAGATTGAATCTGGAGCACTCGCTCCAAACGTGGACTTACCAATACCATCTGTACCTTGGATGTTCATCCGCACAGGGGGCATGGCTACATCAGGATCAATCTCCCGATGGGTGGTTACTTGGTTTAGTAAACTCAAGGTCACACCTCCTCTTCTGGTTGGTTAAGTTTCTCTGGGTCAATTGCCTTGACCCGCTCTTTGCCAAGCTTGATCGAATGACAGGCATGCCAACGCCCAGCTTCTTCTGGGTGAGCCATGGCCCACGCAGTAAAGCCGCGCATGTCTACCTTGTAATTCGTAACTTGGGCTACAAACGAGGGCCACGATTCTCGTGGCATTGACTCCAGAATCTCATCCAACAAAAACTGATCCCAAACGTGTTCACGCTTGATCTCAACAGTTATGCCGTCTTGGGTTCTTTCGCCGCCCTCATTGTTCAGGGGGAGTAGAAGTTGACTCACTTCTTTCTGGTCCAGGAGCTCGCGTTCAACCGACTTGATATGTCGCTCAACCTCTTGCTTCTTTTCTTTCGCGCCATGCAGTTGCAAAGCTAGATTCTTAATCCGCTCTTCCATTCCAATCTCACTTCTTCTCTCTACGGCTATGGACGTTACTGGATGTCACAATAGCTTGCAACAATTTTTTTCACTTTTTGGTTGCACCCTGAATAAAGGTCATAGAGAATGCGACTTTCCAATACAAACAACGGCTATGAAAACAATTGAAAAGAACCTCGAGCTGCCGCCTCACCCCACCAAGGGCGCAGGTAAATGGCAAACGCTTTTGAAGGACATGGAGATTGGGGACAGCTTTGTGTTGACCCAGGAAGAAGACCCCAAGGGTTACGTCTATCACTCAATCAGAGTGGCG